CCGTCAGCTTTTTAGCCTCGGACGGCGTTGAAGGAACCGAGCCATAGTTCCATCGCACGACAGCTGCAGCGAGTACGATGACTGCGCTGTAAACCACGCATTGCGTTGGAAAGCACAACGCACTACCCATCGGAGCGAACTTGTGCAACTGCACAGTATCGCCTGTGGGCAGCAATGCGGATGGCGTCCGTGTGGCCCAAAGCCAGAAGAGATATTCCCAAGGGAAAATCCTCTTGACTAGGCCCCACGAAACACTGTCAGACGCAGAGCTAAGGTCGATCGTATCTAGGCGTCCCGTCAACGACCCGTAATGGGCCGCATCTTGATTGACAGTTTGGTCTCTCAGGAAGACGGAGTGCCGTAGAGGACCGTGTGATATCGCATGTTCCAGTTGGCCTCGAAAGGCTTGCTGGGCATACATAACCACATTTGGTTCCATACATATGGATCTCGCTTTACGGAGATCCTTAGGTACGAACGCTAACCTCGCTATACGTGGTGAAGCGGTGGAATGGTCGGCCCAACTTTTGTCATTGGGGATGACGAAGTTGGGATCATAACCCTGGACATTCGCGTAGCGGCGGTCGGTATGACCCGACTCAAACCATGCGTAGTCCAACACTCTATCATAGGCAAAGGCCTCAGCTTTGAGGTCAAAACCAGTGATGCCTCTTTCCGCTACCGCGCCGTTGCCAAACTTAGGCAGCAGGCGTAGTTTAGGAACCTCTGGGAGAAGAGCACGAACTACCACTCGAAGGAGCGGTACAAGTGTTTCATCCAGGGTGAGACTTTTCAAGTGTTCCTCGATAGCTAACCATTGGCGTAATGCCGTGGTCTCGAACTCGGGATCGACATAGTCGGCCTTTTTACCGAACGTTAAGAACGTATGAATGTATCGGTAGAGTTCACTATCGCCTGATCTATACCAATGCAAGTACTCCATAAAGACAGGAGTGTCGAGCATCTCAGGTATAAAGGGGCCTGTTGAGGTCCCCCATTCCGAGAGTTCGTCACAACGTGACAAGCGATCGGAAAGATCAGCCATCGCGATGACAACATCCTTTAGGGGACGTTGCGCAAAGCTCCAACGGAACGTATTATACGTCCGCCAGGGCTTAAGTTGCGTACCATCGCGACAAAGAGGGCTATCTGAAACGAGGGCAACCCACGACGTTAT